ACATGTCGGCGCCGCCCTTCGACACCGCACGGAACGGTTCGACGAGCGTCGACCGAACCGACTTGAAGGGCTGGACGATGTAGCGGACGTATTCGCGCACCGTGACGCCGCGCTGAGGCACCGTGACTGGGGCGCCGTCCTTGTCGACGCCGATTGGCGTATCGACGGTCTCGTTGAATGCAGACGTGGTGAGAGCGGTAAGCTCCTGTAGCGAAAGCATGGTTGCGTCCTATGCTTGTGGCAGATGGTGACAGCGGGGCGCTAGGCCCCGCCCTTTCAGACGTGCTTGGGCAGCAGGATGTTGCCCCAGCCGTATTCCATCCCCGGCGCCTGGCGCGAATCGCACATCACTGTCGCCTCGATCTCGGCAATCGAGACGTTGTTCGAATCGTCGATCAGCTTCATGCTCGGCGGCGCGAGAAGCTGGCACTTGGGGAAGGTGTAGAAGAGGTTGGCGCCGATGCGGTTGTTCTGACGAATCAGAATCGCCGCCTTCTGCTCCAAATTCTGGAACAGGCCGAAGCTCTGCTTGCCGTCGGCCGCCGCCAGCACCGGGGCGTTCCAAGAAACGGTGAGGTTGTTCTTGGTCGGGTCGACCAGGCCGAGAAACTGGATTACGCCGCTCAGCGAGTCGTATCGGTAGTGCGTTCCGTTGACCAACGTATTCGGCGCCACAGCGTTGTCGACGATGCCGGTGATCACGACGTCATAGGCGAAATCGTTGGTGTCCGAAGTCTTGAGGCAGACCACGTCGCCGGCCGTCACGCCGTTGAAAGTCGTCGTCTCGGCGGCCTGCGCCGTTTGCGTCTGGAAGACATTCGGCGTCGACATGTGGGCGAGCGAAATCAGGGCCGGGGTGAACTGGCCGGCGCCGATCTTGAGGCTTAGATCGACCTGGACGGCGGGCTTGTCGACCACCGGACGACGATCGTCCTGGTTGTCGCGAAGCTCGACGTATTCGACCTTTTGATCCAACTCGCAGGTCACCGAGCCGAGGGACGAAAAGTTGGCGACCGGCTCCAGCGTCACCGGATCGAGCGGCATAACGAAGACGCTGCCGCGAGTCAGGCGAAAATTGCTGGGGTTGACGCCCTGGAAGATCGTGCTCATCGGATGCTCCTAGAAAAGCCCGCCTTCCGGCGGCTGGATTTCGACGTTGGGCGCCTGCTCATAGACGAGGATCGACACCGAGAAATCGAGGATCAAAGAACCGAGGACGCCCTCCTCGGAGGGAATGTCTTCGTATTGTCCGCCATACAGTTGCAGGTCCTCGACGTCGGGATCGGTCATGGCGGTGAAATTCGCCAGCGCCGTCGTGATGGCGTCGGCAAGCGCATTGACCGATGCGATGAACCCCGCGGTCTTGGTGTTGTCGACGCACGCGATCGAGAGATCGTAGGTGCGAAGGAACACGCGCTGACCCGGCACATTCCCGCCGCCGGCGACGGCCTGCGTGAAATTGCCGACCGAAATGATGACGGCTGGACAGTCCTCAATCCTCAAGCCGTGATCGAGGATGTAGGCGACCGTCTTGGCCTGCGGCACGACAGGCTCGATCTCGGCTTTCAAGGCCAAGTTCAACCGATCGTGAAACGTCGGAGTCGACAAAGCGCGCACGTCCTCAATCTTGAGGCTCAAGCGCTAGCGCAGTTGCCCCGACAGAGCATGCCACGCGTCGTTACGGGGCCTTGCGAAGGAGAACTCTGACATTTCCGCCGCCGTCGTCGCATGCGTTGTACATCTCCCAACGAGCCCCATCGCCGCTGGTCAGAATCGACTTTGGGTTGATCGTCTGCCACACCTCTGACGACACGACCATAAAGTGGTCTGTCGCATAGGCATTCGGGCCAACGTCGTCGACGATCTTCTCGCGACGAAAATCGTTGATGCGAATCTTGCGTGAGTCCTCGTCGCCATACTGAATCGTGACCTCTTCCGAGGACGGCGCATTGGCGAGCAGCGCGGCGAAGGCGTGAGCAATGGGGGCGGTCATTGATCAATCCTCACGCCATGTTCCACGTTTCGAGGTAGGCAACTGGGCCAGTCGCGTAGAATCCGAACACGCAAACGACGTCCGGCGACTGCTGCCAGCACGACAGAATCGTGTTCGCCGTCGTGCTGCCAGGTCCCGTGTTGAAGGCGATGTCGTTGCCGGTCACGCTAGTCAATTCCGAGCCCGCGGCGGCGTCGGGATTGTAGTTGACCCGCATGAATTTCGACGCCTGATTGCCGGTGTCGCGCCGCGGAACGTAGGCGTTGAGCGCGTTGTAGAGGACTGGCGAAAGCGTGAACGCGTGATTGTTGAAATTGCCGACGTCGTAGGTGTTGACCAGACCGAGCGTTCCGGCTGCCGTGTTGATCGTGATCGCCGCCGCCCAGCGCTGCGAGGACGCATCGGTCCAAGTGACAAACGCCAGTGTGTTCGAGAACGCCCAGCACGCCAGATTCGACGCCACGGTCTTCGCGTTGATGCGGAGATAAGTCAGCGTTTTGAAACCGTAGTCGTCGGCGAAATTCAGGCTGACGGTGATGCGAGCGGTGGTGTCAGCCGGACAAGTGTCTACCTCCGCCGTGACCGCATAACCGCCGCCGAGGAAGTCTCCAGCGAATAGCGTTGATCCGACCTGCACCATCCCGCCGGTGTTACGCAGAAGCGTATTATTTCGGTCGAAAACAGCAAGTCCCGCCATCCGATAAAACTTGGCTACGCTTCCGTTGTCGATACACGCGAGTAGCGCAAGTGTCGAGACAGTGCCGACCAATTGTCCGACGATGTTTCCCCCACTGTACGTCCACCCGCCGCCGCCATTGGTGTCAACGTAAAGCTCTGCCATTGCGCCTGCTGCCGTCCAGGTCAGAGTCAGACCGATCGGGTCCCACGTAACGGTTCCAATTACGGCAGCAAATGCAGTAGGGCTGTTATATACGAGTCTCACCTGCGTCGCTGAAACAACTACTGCTGACGTAATACCAGAGATCATCGCGTAAGCAGCGTACGAAGACAGGCCGGAAACAATAGAGATCGTTGAGACCAGCGAAGGATTGTTTGATCCGTCGAATGTCCAGCGAGAAAACTGAATCGCTCCGCTGTTACCAGCACTGATAGTGGCGACCGCAGAAAACGCTGCGCCAGCGCCCCACGCCCCAGCGCAGCCGTTGACAAGATTGGCGTTCGCAAGATTGGCCGTCTGCGCCCTTCCCTGCAACGTCGCCGTCGTCCACGGATTCGCCTTGGCGCTGTAGGTGAACTGGGTGTTCGAGGTCGGAGCAGAATAGGCGCCGACCGGCGGCTGATAGACGGCCGACAGCAGATTGGCGATTTGCGTTTGCAGCGAGTTTTCCTCGGCCTCAGCGCGCGCGATCTCCGCCGTCAGCGCCGCGTCGTTGAGGTTAAACTTTCTGAACCAGTCGGCTCCAAGATCGCCGGCGATCAAAGGATTGCCCATCGAATCACTCCATCAAACCAGCGCCGGCCACGATTGAATCGGGCCAAAAAAAGCATTGGCGATCCACGCGCCGCCGTGCGCCGTCAGCGCAGCGCCGTCCGGCGCCGCCGGCGGCAGAACGCCGGTGACCTTGTCGTCGATCTGAATCTGCGAATACGTGTAGGCCTCGGCGGACGTCAGCACGGCGGCGTCAGCGGCCGTGGCGAAAGCCTTGGCGGCGGCAAGCTGGATGACGTCCTGGGCATCGGCGTAGGCCTTCGCAGCGGCAAGCTGGATCGCGTCCTGGGCGGCCGCATAGGCCTTGGCGGCGGCAAGCTCGATGGCGTCCTGGGCGGCCGCATAGGCCTCAGCGGAGGCCAGAGCCGCAGCGTCTTTGGCGTCGGTCTGCGCCTGCGTGTAGGCGCCGACGTCGCCCGCGACGTGCGGGATGACCAGCGCGCCGACCTCGGCGTCGGCATGGGCGTTGGCCGCCGCGAGCGTCGCCGCGTCTTTGGCGTCGGTCTGCGCCTCGGTGTAAGCCCCGACCTGGTCGGCCGTCACCGCGTGCGGATTGCTGTGATCGGCCTCATGCGTCAGCAAATCGGCCTCAGAGGCCTTGAGCGCGATTTGCGCCGCCATGGCCGACGCGCCGGTTTCGTCAGCGGCGATCGCCGCGGCGATCTCGCCCAGCGTGTCGAGCGTCCCCGGCGCGGAGCCGATCAGCGCGGCGATCTTGGTGTCGGTGTAGGCCTCGGCATAGCCGAGCGTGTCAGCATCCTTGGAGTCGACCAGCGCCCGCGTGTAGCCGCCGCCGTCGGTCACATTCTTCGGGATCGCGCCCGCCGCGGCGTCCGTATAGGCCTTGGCCGCCGCGAGATTCGTCGCGTCCTTGCCGTCGGCGTAGGTCTCGGCGGCGGACTGGGCGGCCGCGGCCGCCGCCGACGCCGCGGCGGCGATCACGCCATCCTTGGTGTCGACCTCGTCGCGCGTGTAGACGGACAGGCTGTCTGGCGTGATCGCAGCAGCCTTGCCATCGGCGTAGACCTCGGCGGCCGCCCGAGCCGCCGCGGCGGCGCCGGCAGGATCGAAATCTTCTGCCGCATGGGTCGACGCCGTTCCCAGCCCGGAGACTTTGCCGTCGGCGTAAGTCTTGGCGCTGGCGAAAGTGTCTGCGTCGGCGGCGGCGCGCGCGGCCGCCTCGGCGGCGACGTCGTCGGTCGTAGCTATATCGGGAGGAATCGACGCCGGCGTCAGGAATCCTGAATCGTTTTCGAGTTCCGAGACCTTGCTGGGGATCGCTGGCTTGTCGGTGATGCCTTCCCAAGTCGTCGTACCGGGCGCGCCGGGATTGCCGTCACGGCCAGGAGGCCCGACCAGATACTCAGCCAACTCGACGACGAACGAATCACTCCCATCCGCGAACTCGATGCCTGGCTGGGCGTCGACGCGCGTCAGCGTGATCTGCTCGGCGGCGACGTCGCCAAACACGATCTCCGGCTGCGGCGCGACGCGCGTGAAGGCGATCTCGATCACTCGACCACCTCGATTTGAAAACGCCGCGTGGCGACGACCTGCGCCGGCGCGCCATAGGAAAGAAAGATCGTTCCTTCGAGCGACAGGACGTCGGTCTGGCCGCGCGTCGGCAGCGCGGCTGTCGCCGCCGCCGTCATGGCGAGAAACAGTCCGTAGTCGGTCTTGGTGGCGTCTGTGGCGTTGACGTTGTTGGCGACGATCGAGATCGCGACGCCGCCCGACGAGATCGCGACGCCGCTCCGCAGATCGATCAGCTTGACGCTCACCGCATAGGGCGCCGTCGGCAGCGTGACGATCGCCGACCAGGTCGGGCTCTCGCCCTTGGTGAGACGTCCCTTGCGCGCCATGACCGTCCCTCAAAGAAAAGCCGGAGGCAGGAGGCCAAAGCCCCGCGCCCCCGGCGTTATCTCAATCACGCTTCTGGCGTCGATCAGGTGCCGGCGCCGAAGTATCCCGCCGCCTGGCCGTAGGCCTGCGCCTTGATCATCTGAATCTTGAGGATCAGGTCGGGCCGCTCGGCGAAGTTGATCGGGAAGCTCTCGACGTCGAGGGCGATGCCGCTCTCGTCCGGCAGGACCGACGGAAGCGCGTAGACCGAGCCGGGCTGGCCGAGGAACCGCAGCCAGGACGACGGGCCGTACACGGTGCGCAGGAAGCCCGGCGCGTCGAGCAGCAGGTAGGCCGTCCAGTCATCGATGAAGCCGTTCGAGCCGTCGGGCAGCCGCGACTGGCCGGCGTCGACCACGCGCACGTTGTCCGCCAGCGTGAAGCCGCCAGGAATGTCACGGTCGGCTTGCAAGAAGCGAAGCTGCGCGGTCTTGGCGCTGTAGTCGGTCCAGGCCGCGATCACCTGCGCTTGCTGCATCAGGCAGCGATAGAACCAGCGACCGCAGGCGAGAATGTAGCCAGTGATCGTGGTCTGGTAGGCGCCGAACTTGTCCTCAATCTTGCGCTTCCACACGCCAAGCAGCGCATTGAAGTTCGGATTGGAGGTCATGTCGACCTGAATGACCGTCTGGCCGCCAGTGGCGAACAGCGTGTGGAAGTTGGTCAGCACCGTGCCGGACACGGGCGACACGACGAGACCGTCCAACGCCCTCACCTTCTGGTAGTTGTCGGTGTGGACCAGGCGATTCTTGACCGCCTGCGCCTTCTTATCGCGCAGGGTTTCGATCGCCATCAAATTGACGCCGCCGGTGTCGCGCACGCCGAGCAACTCGTCGAGCCGCACGTTGAAGCGCTCGCCGAAGCGAGGGATGCCGACCGAGATCATGCTGCGGTCGATCGGCGCGGCGTTCGGCAGCGGCGATCCGCGCTCCACCGAGTCGAGCAGGTAGACCTGATGCGACTCGATATCGACGGCGACGCTGGTCGTCAGCGAGGTGTCTTCGGACCATTGCAGCCCGACGTAACCCTTGTTGCCGAACTGCGTGCTGACGAACGGCATCTTGATGATGGCGTTGGTCAGGGAGACAGCGCCGAACGGCTTGCTGTTGAAGACGTCAAGGACGAGATTCATGGTGCTTTCCTCAGTTCGGCGCGTCCGTGTTGTGCCTTGCGCGATCAGTCGCGCAGAACGATGCCCCCGCCGCCCAACGCGGCGAGCGCCGCCTTGACCTGCGCGAAGGTGTAGCCGGCGGGATAAGGAATCCGGCCGTTCGAAGACGAGGCCTCGACCGGGCCGCGCGTCACGACGGCGGCCTTGACCGAAGAGCCGGCCGCCAGCGTCGAATCGCCGTCGATCTGGCGATAGAGGATGCCGGCGAGGACCTGCGAGCCGTCCTGCGCATCGCCGGCAAGCGCCGGATTCCACGGCACGGCGACGCCGGTCGCGGTGGTGACGCCGAGCAGCGTGCCAGACTGATGCGTGGCGACTGCGTCGACCTGCATTTCGTCGGTAGAATAGACGAGGTCGTACGCCGACAGAATCCACTCGACGTTGCGGCGACCTTCATGGAGAACGGAAGTCATCGGGACACTCCAGCTTGAGAGCGATCGGGCCGGCCGTTAGGCCGACCGCGTCGAAGTGATCGGCTTGCCGCGCTCGGCGAACGGGACCACGCGGTCCTCGTCCTGCTTCTGCGACGGCTTGTTGGTGACCTCGGCCGGCGGCCGAAGCTCCTGGCGCACCGCAGTCGGAGCAGCCCAGGCCGCCCATGCGGCGTTGCGGATCGCGGAGAGCGGCGCGCCCTGGCGAACCAGGATCGAGAAGTTCGGCACGCGCTTGAGGTCGACGACCTTGGCGAGTTCGGTGATCTCGGTCTGTTCGGCGGCGCTGCGCGTCGCGATCGCATCCTTGATCGAGCGCTCGTCGTCTGCCGCCGGAGCGGCGGAATCGGTGTCCTCGACGTATTCGTCGGAATCGTCGGAGCGCTTCTTGTAGCGCTTGCCGGCGCGCTTGCCGCGCGAACCGTCGGCGTTGACGTATTTCTTGTCGTCAGCGTCGTCGTCTTTCTTGGCGGCGGGAGTCGGATCGTCGTCGCGCTTGCCGCGCAGACCGTCGACAATGCTCGGAATCGCAGCGGCGACGCTCTTGGCGACGGCGTCGGCGATCAGCTTGGAGAGAGCTTCGGGATTCATGTCGTCGGACTCCTTGATTGCCCTGACCTGGGCGGATATGTCGGCGGGCACCGGGACGAAGGAAAACTCGTTGGCTTCCCATTCCGTCACGAACGAAATCGGAAGTCCGCCGTCGACCGCATCAATCAGAATCTCGCGTTTCGGCGTGTAGCCAACGCTCAGCGACGAGATGTGTCCGGCGCCGACGTCCTTGGCGATCTCCAGCACATCGGAGCGCTCGGAGAACTCCGCGGCGCCGACGATCTGGCCGTCCTGCGATTCCAGCTTGATCGTCGACCCTAGAACTGAGTGAATGTCGTCGCGACGATGGGCGTTGAGAATCTTGATCTTCCCGACGTCGGCCAGATTGACGCAGCCGGTCGACGAGAGAATCTCGCGAACAAGGAACTTGTTGCCGTCCTTGTCTTTGCGCTCCGCCGGGCACGGACGCTCCGTCGCGCCGACGAACGAAAATCGCCGGGTCGACGGATCATAGGAGCCCGCCGGGATCACGCCCTGGCGAAACTCTTTGACAAATTTGCCGTCGCTCGATTGAGCCACAGAGACAGCCCTTTGACTTTACAGCCGTAGGGCTAGCTCAGGAGACCCGACAGAGCATGCCACGCATGCTCAAGCTTCGACGATGGCTTCCTTTGGCTCGGCTGAGCCCTCGGAATCTGCGGCATAAGCGGCCGCCTCGCGGGCCTCCGCGTCGGCCATGATGCCGCGCGTGACATCGGAGGACTCCGCGTTCCAGTCCGGAAGCGGATCGGGCGTGCCTGGCGTGCCGTCGCCGTTCGGCACCGGCTTGACCGGATCGGTCTTTAGGCCGAGCACGCGGTCGCGCGCCTCGACGCGGGCGACGCGGCGCGACACATCCTCGCCTTCCATGGACACCAGGGCGCGAGACGCCGTGTCGCGGTCGACGATGTTGTTGTTGATCATGTCGACATAGGCGTCGACGTCCGACTTGAGCGTCGCCGTCTGAATCTGCGGCCAGGTCCATGACGAGCGGAAATAGTCGCTGACCTCGCGACCGTCCGCCGGCCGCCACAGGCCAAGCATGTAGACGGTGGTGACGAAGTGCTTCCACAGGAAGTCGAGAACGCGCCTCTCAAGCGAGTTGCGCTCCATATCAATTTTGGCTTTGAAATTGACCGTGGCGAACTTGGCGGTGCGGTCCGACTGGACGGAGGTGTAGTCCTGGGTCACCTCATAGACCGGGATCCCAAAGCACGCCGCGAAGGCCATGATCTGGAATTTGGTGTACCAATCGTCGGTCGACGGCGTCGGCTTGGGATCGTGGATTTCTATATCCATGCCGGCCGGCAGCTTGGTGACGCCGCACGGCGCCAGGCTAACCTGCGAAATCAGCTCGTTGACGTCGTAGTCCTCTTCGCCAGGCAGACGACCTTCTCCGCTGGTGTCCGTGGTCTCCTTAATGAAGGCCGACAGCGCGAGATTCAGCTTCTTGCGCTTCTGCTCGGCGTCTTCGTAGTCGTCAAGATTCAGCGCCCGGATCAGGATCGTGCCGAGCTTGATGCGACCGCGCGGCGAGCCGACCATCGGCGGGTCGAAATAGTGAGTGATGAGCGACGCGTCGACCTGTTCCGCCATGAAATTCTGCGGGATGATCGAGTGCTCGTCGTACGGAAATTGGTCATAGCACCAGTAAGCCAGGCGCTTGCCTGGCCGCACGTTGCTGTAAATGATGCCAGTGACGCTGCGCGCCGGCTGGCCGTTGTAGTCGAGGCCGATCAGCGCATACCATTCCGGCACGAATTCCGCCGTCATGGACTGGAATTTCAAAGGGAACTCCTCGCCGTCCTGGAACACCGGCGCCGACCGCACCGGGTCGAAGCCGATCACCGACAGGAACTTGGCGCGGGCAAACGACTCCCCGTCGACGTTGTAGGTGCGGTAGATATCGTTCCGCAGCCAATCGCCGAACGGATAAATCTCGCGGTCGTCGAAGCGGTCGCAGAACTTGTTCCACAGATCGTTGAGGCGCCGGTCCTCATGTTTCGGCACCGGGCCCGTGCCGACGACGCGCTCGCCGAGCCGGTCGACCAGCGCCGACGTCCAAGTGTTGTTGTCGACCAGGTAGCGCGACAGAGAGCGCAGCTTCGGATTGGCGTAGACCAGGCCGGTCGGCGTCGCCTGCGGCACGATCGGGATATGCGGATTTCCGCTCGCCGCCTTGAACTGCGTCGAAATGCCGAATCCGAAAAGCTGCGAGCGCACGGCGTCGCTCGACACCGTCCGATTAGACGGCGATTTCTTGGCTACGACGTTGTTGGCGACCAGCGTCGATTCGGCGATCCCGGTCTTCTCGGCGATGGCGCGAATCCGGCGGGCGGCGCGGCTTTGACGACGGCTCATCAGCGGAACCTGAATCCGAGCGGCACGCGACGGCTGTATTGCACGCCGTAGCCGCTATCGATGATGGGGTCGACGGTGCGGATGCTCTGGCCGGAGCCGTAGCTCTTGCCGTCGATTTCTTCGAGTCGCTTGAGAATCTTGCGCTTGAGGTTTGCGATCTGCGACGGCGAATTCATCGCAACGGCCATGCCGCCCTGATACGAAAACGACGTCGCGCCAGTCAGCTCGGCACGTTCGAGCGCCTTGAGAGCTTCGACCAACTCTTCGCGAGAAAAGAACAGAAAATTCTTCACGCGGCGCGTCCCTCAAAGGGGCGAGCGCCCCGCCTGGTTCGACCCAAACCGCCGGTGCGGCGACGGAACGCGAGGCGCTTGGCCGTTGCCATTGACACCCTCTCGACGCCACGCCGGCTGCGACACGCGCGGAAAGTCCGGCTCGGCGACCTGCGCGGCCCTCGTCGGCACCGCGCTTGGAGCCACAGACTCGCTCGGCGGCGCCTCAGACTTGGCGAGGTCGGACTGCGCTGAGCGGTCCGGCCCTTCATACTCGCTAGCAGCCTCATCCCGACCGGACATGCCACGGTCCATCAGCAGCTTGCGCATGTCGGGCCGCAGGGCGATCAGGTGCCGCATGCGGGCATAGGCGTAGACCCAGCAGTCCATCGCCTCATTGTCTGGATCGTCGACCCAGTAGGAGCGATTCTTGGCCTTGTCGTTGACGCGATGCACCGCGACGAGTGATTCGTAATACTCGACCGACAGCGACGACGGGAAATGGATCGCGCCCGGCCCGGCGACCGTCTGCTGCAAGCGCTCCATCAGCAGACCGGTTGGCTGCTGCTTCCAGATGCGCAGGAATTTCAGTTTCGGGTCTTTCTTCGAGTGACCCAGCGTCGAGGCGAACGCCGGCTTGTTCTCAATCGTCGGCTGACCACGGACCGCCATTATGCGGCGCTGTCGGCTCGCCTGTTTGTAGCAAAATTCGAGTCCATGATCGAAATCGTAGCCGATATCGACGCCGGTAGCGTAGACCTTGAGCGCGCGTCCGGAGGGCGTGTAATAGACACGATCAAGCGCCTCATAGACCAACTGCGCTGATCGATCGGTAAACGGGCGCGCCTCGACGACATAGTGAGCCAGGACGGCGCATTCCTCGCCAAATCCCCAGCCGACGACAGTTATCTCAGATCGTGCGACCTGAGAGCCGTCGTCGCGGCCCTGCTGGTTATCGACGCCGGCGGTGATGAATTGCACCCACTCCGGACAGGTCGTCGGCCACGGCTTGGCCCGAGCTTGCAACTCGTTGATCGGGACGACGCGCCGCTCCTGGCGCTCCCACGGCAACGCGAGCACCAGATTTTTGAACGGCTGGCGCATCGCCGGGTCGGCGAGCGACGCTCGATGCTGGCGGGCAATGTCGACCCACGTCGACTGCGGATCGGTTGAGTAGATACCCCAGCAGTAAAATCCGATCAGGCCAGGCTCCGCCGGCGTCGCCGTGGCGCGCCAGTCGCCGTGCTCAATCATCCAGTCCTTGGATTCTTCACGGATCGGCTTGTCACAATCCAGGCACTGGTACCAGATATCCGGAACCACATCACCGCGCTCGTCCTTGCGAGTCTCGATCTCTCCGCTGACCGGATCGACGCGGTATTTGAGACCTGGCCCCGCCTTGTCGGGTCCGACGTTGGGTTGCAGCGGCTGGATGACGCCGCAATGCGGACACGGCACCTCAAACACGCGCTGATCGGAGCGCCGGTACTCGCGCGAGACGATGCAGACGCCGTCCTCGGTCGGCGTCGACGGAAGGAACATGACTGGATTTCTGAACTGCTGCGCCCGCTTCCACGCCAGGCTCGTCTTGTCGCCCTCGCTGTCGGCCTTGCCGGCCTGGTAGGCAGCGGCCGAGCATTCGTCCATGACCAAAAAATAGGCCTTGATCTGTCGAAAGGCGCCGTCGGTCGCCGCCGACCGAAGCTGGATCGCGGCGCCGGTCGTCAAGATCGTGTTCTGCCAGGTGTCCTGGCGGCCGCTGCGGGTGTCCGGACGCTTCAAAGGCGCCAGGTCCTTCGACTCGGTCACCATTGGGTAGACGTATTTCTTGTAGAAGACCTGGGCGTAGTCCTCGGACCGCTCCGAATAGAAGACGTCCTGCCCCTCATGCGCCGCGAAATAGAGCAGCGCAGCCGCCGTCCCCAGCGTGGCGCCGAATCGCGGCGGCTTCTGGAACGACACCCAGCGCGCGCCCGGCTCCTGGAGCGCGGCGAACACGCCTTTTTGCAGCTTGTTGAGCCGCAACTTGCCAGGCCGGTCGGTCATTTCCGGCGGCAAATAGACGTGACTCTCCATCCAGTCGACGATCGGCTCCGGCGGCGCCGAGATCAGCGACGTCTTGGCCGCGCGCTTGATCGCGCCAAAGAGTGATTCGATCCCCGGCCCGGTAATCTCCCGGACGGCCGCAAGGTCAGTCCTGGTGATCTGCATCGGGAAGCCTGACGAACGCCGGCGGCTCGATCACGATCTTGGCGATCGATTCCTCGGCTGCTTGCAGCGACTCACGGACGATCGTGTCGACGAGCGCGCACCAGGCGTCGACGCGGTCCTTCGGAAATCCGGCCATTGAGCGCGACACGCGCGCCGAGATCGACATTTGCGACTGCCGCAGCTCGGCCATCACCCGCTCAAGCGCCTGCTCGATCATATCGACCGGCGCGACCAGGCCGGCCGCCGCGGCGAATTTCAGCAGCTTCGTTTTGCGGTCGATCTCGTCGACATCGTCCGCTTTGCCGGATTCTTCAATTGCCTTTTCGGCCAAGTATTTTTCGCGCCACTTGAAGACGGCCGACACGTCGAGCTTCCACTCATTGCCGGCGCCCTTGCCGCCGGTGCGGGCGACCGGGCAGCCGTGCTGCTTAACCCATCGCTCGATCACCGACCGATCGACGTCGAGCAGCCGCGAGAGGCCGAGGATTGAAAATAAGCGGCTCTCCGTGACGATTGTCGCGCTCGGCGGCTGTTTGGTCGTCCGGGTCGCCTTTCGCTTACTGGCGGGCTTCCTGGTCAATACTTTCTCCCCTGCGCCTTGCGCTCCATGCGATGCGCCATTTCGGCGTCGATCTGGCGCGCCAGGTATTCCGTCGCCAGCTTGATGTTGGCGTCCCATGGCGCCTGGAGCTTTGGCGCGTAATTAGCCGAGTGAAGCGCGGTGAACAGCTTCTTGGGGCCGACCCGTGGTCCTGATTTACCGAACTCTGGTTGTACATTGAGCATATTCGGCATCTTGCCGATCGAGCCGTCGCTGCGGCGGATAGGATGGAAGCCGCCGGCGGGATCGCGAATACGGAACGGCGCCGCATAGGGCGTGTTGATGCCGCTATCGTCCGGCCGCATGAAGACCCGCCACGGCGTTCCGACCCACGATCGCTTCGACCACTTACCCTCTTTGGTCGTCTTGTGGGTCAGGCGATTCGCCGTCATGCGCGCCTGGTCGTATTCGCCTGCGCGCTGGTTCTGATGGATCAGATCAATGGCTAGTCTCGATCCTAACGTCCGCATCCCTATGCTAGACCAGCGACCCGACTGCCTGGCTGCCGGCCGGCGGCCGCCCCTCGCCCGCGCCATCGCTCGCATCGCCGCGGCGTTGGATGATTCGCCGGCGAGGACATTGTCCGGGATCGAGCCGTTGTCGCTGGCGCGATGCGACATAACCGTCGCCATCATGCCCTTCGGCAGGCGCCCACCGGCCCATGACGGATCGATATTGACGTGCTGCGTCAGCGCCAAGGCCAACGCGTTCGGGATAAGAATCTTCCGCTGGTCGAGGCCGACGTCGCCCGGCTCGCGCGTCTGAGGACCGGAGCCAAACAGGTACTTCAGGAAGGCGCTCTGATCGGAGCCGCGCTTGCCCTGCGTCGCCGCCACGTAGATCGAGGCGTGAATGTCCCTGACCGACTTGACGTCGTCATAGCGCGTGCCGCTGTCGCGATCGTAGCGGATCGCGCTGCGGGTGTAGGACGACAGGCTCTGCACCAGGCCGGACCGGCCGATGTTGTGGCCGAGCACGCGCGGCATCACGTCATTACGGAAATTCTCTGCCGCCCATTTCGCCGTGCTGTGAACGACGTAGGCGATGGCGCGCGGGAACTCGTTCGAGCCGATCGCGTCGAAGCGCGCCTTGGCGTCCTTCCAGTCGATCTTGAGGTCCAGTCTCAGCCCGGCCATTGGCGACCAGAAAAAGGCCGGGCGGGATGAGCGCCCGGCCAGGTGGGAGTTGCAGCGCAGAGCGTCGGATGGACTCTCGGCAAACCAGCGACTGAATCGCCGCGACGCAAATGTCAACCCGCTCGGCGCGGACCCGGCCCAACGGCGATTGAGCCGCATCTGTTTCACGTTCAATCCATGATCTTATTGCGGCATCCTTGAGCGCTGCCCGCGCCCGGTCGAGCCCTTGCGGCGAGACAAAGGCGCGGGTGAGGAATCTCGACGTGCGGAGCGAGGGAATCCTAGACAGCGTTCAAGGCATCTTGAAGGGCATAAGATCTACTAAGCGGATCAAACCTACATCGGTGTTTTAGGAATATTGTTTAGTTTCAATGCTGTATGACCCATTGTGGCTATCCACGAACCATGTTAACTTTCTTCATAATTGGAGAGACACGATGCGTGGCAGGAAGGTCGTTCGGACGGTCTCCGACCGGTTCATTTTTTCGCCGATCTGGATGGCGACTTTCGTCCTGAAAAACACTCGCGGCAAGCTGGAGACGCCGACCGACGTCGCCCTGTTAATTACCATCCTCGGAACGACGAATGAGTATTTTTACCGCGCTGTCTCCTACCCGGCGATTCTCGATCAATGGGTCGACGCTGAGGATGAGGACTATCGGCTCAAGGTGCCGATCTCGAAGTACGACCTGATGCGGCACCTGCGCGTCCGGCAGATGCGTCACGTCATGTCGGCATATGAGCGAGTCCAGTCTCATGACCTCGGGATCCAGGGCAACGATGCGATCGCCGATCTGAGCGACTATGACGACGGAAATCTGGTGTTCTGGATGGTCGGCCCTTACCTGCGCCGCAGCGCGTACGGCGCCTACTGGTGCACCGATGAGGACGAGCCTGAGCCGCGCATTGACCCGCGCGTCATCGCCGACATGAAATGCCGGTTCTCGCCGCCCGTCTATCTGCGGTGCCGTGCGTGGGTCGACACCCGCGTGCGCGATGGGCTGCACGGCTGCGACATGCTGCCGACCCATCACGGCGCCGGCCGGCGCGTCCGCATCCCGATGTGCAAGCTGCCCGATGTGCTCGGCGCGCCTGACCTGGCGAAGAAATCTAACGGTGACGTCATGCGGATTCTGCGGGCGATCGAACGCGACTTTCAGTCGACTGAACTCTCGATCGCCTTCCGCCCGGTGACTAGTCGCATTGCGCGCGGCAGGATCGACGCAGTGGTGATGGACGTTGGCCGGCTGGAAGCCTTACCGCCAATGGAAACCGGAGCGCCGTACCGTGATTTGCTGGATGACGTGCCAACGCTGATGGTTGGTGGCGTTGAGTCGCCCTAAAACGTTTTGCAAGTAGCGAGTAGCTGTGGGGCGGCAAATCCCCCGCACGCTTTTAATACCCCAGGGGCCCCGTCATTCGTAAACCATTGATACCCCTGTCGTTTCAGCTTTCCACGCAGCGTCCTTGGCCTTCTTGTATCAGTCTATCAATCTTGTCAACTTAACAGCAAACGTTGATAAGTTTATATTCCTTGTTCTTTAATGTGGTATCTATTAGTAGTATTCCAGACAATTGATGTGATAGCGAATGGGCGCATGGAAGGCCAATGCGATATCCGTGATTCAATACGCTCCCTGCGTTACGCCATGTGAGCAGGTAATGGGGTGGCTTAGCGTGCCATGAGCGTTAGGCCATGTTGTGCGTTGCCACGATTTGATTCAGCCTCAACGACATGAATAGGGATCAACGCATCAACGAGCGCCTGGCTGCTGGCCGATCGCGCGAACGCCAATATCGATGGCTCAATCGCATGCATCGTCTGCCAGCGACGCGTGACATTGATCGCGCCGTCACATCGGCCGTCGTGCGCTATCTGCGTGATCGCGACATTCAGGCGCCGAGCGATATCATGCGGCCTGACGCAATCGTCGACGTCCACGCGGCCGCCTTGGTGCGCCTCATTGTGCAAGAGCTGGCGCGCGCCAATGTTGACACCGACAATAAGATCGCGCGCGACCGTCTTTGGTATCGTCTGCGCTTGCTCGATCGCAGCGAGATCAACACAACACTGTAACGGTGTTTTAGATCCCACGTGCTAGAGTGACGTCCATAGGAGAGACGTCATGGACGAGTTGCCGAGCTTTTCGGGCTTGTTTGGTCTGATGGTCACTGCGCAGGCGTTGGGCCGTCTGCGTCAGGA